AACATAGGGGGGTATCTTGTAGAAGATATACAAAAGAATAATAAAGATAATAATAAAGATAATAATAAAGAGAATAATAATAATAAAGAAAGGGCTATCCGTAATGAGATACCCGAGTTTGATTCTTTTCTACAATATGCTAAAAGTAAAGAACCAAATATTGACCCTTCAGAACTTAAGTTAAAATACGATAGCTGGTTAGAATCCGACTGGAGTATTAACCGCTCAGGTAAGTATCAGAAAATAGTTTATTGGAAATCTACTTTGTTAAATACTTTGCCATACATTAAAAAATTAACCGTAAGTTCGGGACCTCAAAAAGCACAACGTAATCAATATTTATGAAAAAGTTAGAAGAGAATCTATTAGGTACTATTTTGTTATTCCCTCAAGAATTCGTTTTAAGCGCAGATAAATTAAAAGTGGAGTATTTCTACCACTTTGAAACGAAGTGCGTCTATAACGCAATGTGTGAGCTTTTAAAGGGTGGTTTTAACATAGATACCGTTACCGTTTGTTTAGAACTTAAAAAAAGAGGGCAATTAGACCAAATTGGAGGCCCGTATTATATAACAAGTTTAACAAATGAAATCGGGAATTTAAACTTTTTAATTAACCGACTTGTTGAAGTTTATTTAATACGTGAACTTTCGTTTTTAGGACTTCAGATTCAAAAGAAAACAGCGGACACAGTTAATGATCCATTAGAAATAATTGAAGATATTAACAATAAGATATCCGATATTACTACCTTTAAGTTAGACAAAGTCAAAACACTAAAAACTATTTACGGGGATTTAGTTAAAGATATTTACGAAGTTATAAGCTCAGGTCAACCCACTGGCATACTTTCAGGACTTAATGACTTAGATTCAATAACTGGAGGGTGGCAGAATGGGAATTTAATTATAATAGCAGCACGTCCGGCTATGGGTAAAACCGCTGTGGCTTTACATTTAGCTAAAATACCGGCTTTAAATAATATCCCTGTGGCATTTTTTAGTTTAGAGATGACCGCTTCAGAATTAGCTGGTCGCTTGGCTTCATCGGAATCTTACATCCCAAGTACTTTAATTAATCAAAAGAGAATTGGACTCAATGATATAGAAGTAATGAATACATCGTTTAACAAATTATCCGATGCTCCATTCTACATAGATGACTCTTCAGTATTAAGTATTTCGGATTTAAAAGCTAAGGCTAAAAAGTTAAAGTATGAAAGGAATATTAAATTAATCATAGTAGATTATCTACAATTAATGCGAGGTGAGGGCGAAGGTAGTCGGGAGCAGGAGATTAGCTCAATATCAAGAGGATTAAAAACAATAGCAAAGGATTTAAATATCCCCGTTATTGCTTTAAGTCAGTTGAGTAGAAAATGTGAGGAACGACCTGATAAAAGACCGTTATTAAGTGACCTTCGGGAATCGGGTAGTATTGAACAGGATGCGGATATTGTTAGTTTTATATTCCGACCTGAGTATTACGAATTATTCCCTAACGGATACGAATATAAAGGTAAACCAATAGATACGAGGGGATTGATGTTATTCGATATCGCTAAAGGTCGTGGGCTTCAAACGGGCGAAGTGGCTTTAAAGTTTGATGGTAAAATAATGAAAATTGGGAATTTATGATAAAGGTTGGCTCAGATTTTTCAGGTGTAGGAGCTTTTAACCAGGCATTAATTAGATTAGGTATTGAATATGATGAAGTATTTGCTTGTGATATGGATAAATACGCAAGACAAACATTTATACATAATTATGGAAAACCTAAATATTATCCTACAAATGTATATGATAGGGAAATTCCGTCAGAACCACTTGATATTTATATGACTTCACCACCATGTCAAGCATTCTCATTAGCTGGTAAACGATTAGGTAAGGAAGATAAACGAGGTATTTTATTCTTTAATAGTCACGAATTTATACAAAAGAACAATCCAAGATATTTCATATTTGAGAATGTAAAAGGTTTATTATCTGGTAATGGTGGTAAGACATTTAGTGAGTGGGTTAACTTATTAGGTGGTAAATCAATAAATGGTAATCCTGTTATATTTCCTTATGAGGATGCAGTACCTTATCATTTGTATTGGCAGGTATTAAATGCTAAAAATCATGGAGTTCCACAAAATAGAGAAAGAGTATTTTTAATTGGAATTCGTGACGATGTAGACAATAACTTTCAATTTCCAAAAGAAGAAAACTTAAAAAAAGTTTTATTTGATTTATTGCAAAATGAAGTTGATAAAAAATATTTTTTAAGTCAAAAAAGCATAAATCATGTGATAAAAAAAGAAGGTGTTTACACTGGAATTAATGAAAAAATAGCAAGATGTATTACTACTAGATATTCTGCATCAATAGCTGGAACATTTTTAATGTATAATGATAAAAAATACAGAAAATTAACCCCTAGAGAATGCTTTCGATTAATGGACTTCCCTGATACATTTACTTGGCCCGTATCAGATAGTCAAGCATATAAACAAGCAGGTAATTCAATAGTGGTAGGGGTATTAACTAAAATATTAAGTATTTTGTTATGTTAGTTTAAATAATTAAATTTGAATTATGAAATATATAATAGGATTACTACTGGCATCGTGTACTCAGTTACCGATGAAACCAACTCAAAGTGAGAACATCAAAGAAGTTGCTCACGGGGAAGGATTTGTTATCTATCAACTTACCTTAGATACAAATACTTATTTAATAGGTAAGTCAACAACTCAACTAACAATAAAATGAAAGGCAGAAAAACAAAGTACGACTTTAATTCTTTAAATGTCGGGGACCAATTAATGGTTAATGAAACTCAATTAAAAATGAGTGCAGCGGTGTGTATGTTTGTTAAACGTAAAGCACCTGAAAAAAAGTTTAAGACAGAAAAAATGGATATTGGTGTACGCATAACTCGTATAAAATGACACTCGATGAACAGAAAAAACACTTTGCTGAGTTCACCAAAAAAATGGCTGAAACGATGCTTAAGAAAGGTTTTGATTACGCTGGAACTGACCGTCTTAGTAACTTTAAATTGGCTGGCGCAATTACTGGGACATCGGGACAATTAAACTGTTTAAACTTAATCGCAACGAAGGTAGCAAGGCTTGGTGTGTTATTGCATACTAACAAAGTAAATAACGAATCAATATCGGATAGCATCCTTGACCTTGCTAACTACGCTGTATTATTAGACCAATTACAACATGAACGACAAATCAATAAAAATAGCGGAAAGGTTAAATGAACTTTCAGGTAAGGACTATAAAGAATCGGAACGCTTAATAATGGAGCATACTTATTTAATAGTTAACATAGCTAAGCGTAACGGATTCAGCTTAGGAAACTACCAAGGATTAAAAGAACAAAAGAAGGACTTATTAAGGCATATCGCTAAAATGGAGAATGACTTAATTTGTGGAACTTTAAGTGACTTTGAGTATAAAACTAAAATGGCTGATATGAAGTTACTTACACGGATGTTTCTTTATCCGGCTGAGTATCGAACTGGGCAGCGTACTCACTAAGCTTAGAATAAATAAGGTCAGGCTTACCAATACCGTAGATAATTGTTCCGGATTGAAATACAATCTCTGAATAGTATTTACGGTTTTGTCTGCCCTTTGGAATAAAACACCTTGGATTGATTTGTACTATTGGGTCATGTCCGATATTACAATATGCTGTTCCAGTTTCAAATCCATCCTCAATACCTTCAGACCTTAATCGAATGGTGTCTATTTCTGACATCTCCTCGTTATCTAACCCACTTTGAATAGGGAATATAACATCTAACTTTAACCAATGTAAGTCCATTAATATACTTTACCGTTAATTATTTTAAGATTATGAATAATGAATTGACCTGTTTTTATTTCGTGTTCTACGTAACTGAAGCCTAAATTCCATTTATTAATAGGCATGTATAAAGGATTCATCCCACATAAACACCCTTGAGAATGTACCGAAATAACATCACCGTGCATGGTTGATTCTACGTGGTTAGAGGTTTTATGAAAGTGACCTATTAAGATATTAGATAATGTTTTAACAAAAGCACCACGAGCAGGATTGACTCCGCCAGAACCACCAACAAGTTCATGACCGTGAAGTACTGTTAATTTACCTATATGAATAGGTAGTTTGTCTTTAACAATCTCAATTCTTAATTCCCCTAATTTTAAAAGTATTTCCAATTTAAACTCAACGCAATCAAAAATCTCTGGAGCTTTTAAGAATAAGTACTTTTCAAAGCG